TCTCATTATCCAATGGGCATAAGAGTTGAAGAATGAGGTCAAAAAATGTCCACTACCCATACCACGATAATTAAAATGAAGAGAACCTCCACGCAACCACCAAAACCAGACAACAGTCATACCAAGATTCATACATCGGAAAAAATCAGGGCTATTAACAGTATACCCATAATAACCAGTAGCCAGGGCATAACACATGGTATAAGCCAAATAATCAACTGAAGTACAATCATTAGCAGATGCATCTTCACCCGTCATATTACCAGGTTTGGCCATACGGGCAGCAAGATTTCTAGCATGAAAACAGTGAGGATTATAATGATATAACAGTGGACCATCCATATTCAATTTAGCATCATACAAGGCCATGCCATACTCCATAGCACAAGCAATATATGTAACAATATCCCCAACAGCAAAGGCACGAACTTTTCCTTTTAAAATATCTTCAATTGGCAACAACTCATCTTTCAAACACTGTAATGCAACAGTAAAAGGAAGACCATCATAAGACAACCTACACAATTCTTCGACAGCTTTTCTCAAAAGAGGATGAATCCATTTCTCTTCTTTATTCCATAAAGAATTTCGTTTAGACAACTCTTTAACTAACAAACCAAACCATCCAGATGAAGGAGCTGTGGCCATGGAATCACAATATTCACAGCCAAATATAACTTCTTCAATAGTCAGACGACGGCGAACAGGAGTAATATGTTGACGAAATAAGGACTTATAAAAATATTGAGTATCATTTTTAAGGTTATTAAACCATCTTTTTGGAGCAGGTGGAGTATTGGATGTACACCTTTTAGTATCATTAGTCTTCCAAGGACTACGTATATTACCTTCATCATCTAAAGTTTCCATCCTAACAGCAGGGGCAACTTTTATTTCAAATTTACAATCGCCAGACTGAACAACTAAAGGGCTAGGTTCAATATTAGTTCCTCCTGTTCCAGCAAAAAATTTGGTCGTACCAAATGAATTTTCAACACCAGGGAGATCCTTAGACATCTTAGAATAATCTAGAGCTAATTCAGTATCAACAGGAATCTGTAAACATTGACGAAATTCAACATTAACATAATTAG